AGGGCACCCGATGAGCGAGCGATATCGCGGTATGAATGCGAACGGTGCCGGGACGCTGACGGATGAAGATCATGTGTGGCAGTCCGTGGGCGATATTCTGCTGACGCCGGTAAATACGCGCATTATGCGCCGCAATTACGGCTCGCTATGCCCGGATTTAATCGACAGCCCGCAGAACGACGTTACGCGCCTGCAACTGATGAGCGCCGCTGTTATCGCGCTGGCGGCATGGGAGCCGCGGATCGCGCTGGACGCTATCAATATTCACTATTCTGCTTCGGGCGCAGTAACGGCGGAGTTATCCGGAATGCTGACCGAGAGCATGGAAAAGAGCACCAGATCGGTAACGTTAAGGAGCGCCAAAAATGCCGACAATTGACCTCTCGCAGCTGCCACAGCCGACCATTATCGAGGAACTGGATTTTGAAGAAATCCTGATCGAGGTGAAAGCGGTGATGGTGGCCGCCTATCCGGCGGATCAGCAGGCTGCTGTTATTGCGGCGCTGGCGCTGGAGTCTGAACCGCTGAACGTTATCGCCCAGGCGCTGGCATATCGCGAGATGTTACTGCGCCAGCGTATTAATGAAGGGGCGGCCGCCTGCATGCTGAGTCATTCGACCGGCGACGATCTGGATAATATCGCGGCGAACCTCGATACCGAACGCCTGATCAAGACCGAAGCAACCGAGACAACCGATGCCGAAATGGAAAGTGACGAGGCGCTACGCCTGCGGGCGCAGGCTGCTTTTGAGGGAATGAGCGTTGCCGGGCCATCGGCGGCCTATGAATATTTTGCCCGCAGCGCCAGTGGAAAAGTTGCCGATGCCCGGGCATCCAGTCCGGCACCGGCAGAAGTGATTATTGCGGTGCTGTCCACCGAGGGCGACGGTACCGCGTCACCAGAACTGCTGGCCGCTGTTGCCGATGCGGTTAACGATGAAGAGGTTCGCCCATTGGGTGATCGCGTGACGGTGCGCAGCGCTGAGATTGTCGATTACGAGATTAACGCCACGCTGTACCTGTATCCGGGGCCGGAGTCAGAGCCGATCATCAATGCGGCTGATGCATCGTTGCAAAAGTTCCTGAAGCAGAACGATAAAAAAATCAGCAGAGATGTGGCGCGCTCCGCCATTTCAGCGGCGCTACATGTCCAGGGCGTACAGCGCGTCGTGCTGAATTCACCGGCGGACGATATCAGGATCAGCGATATCCAGGCGGCCAGGAATATCGGCTACAACCTGGAAAATGGCGGAACGGATGAATAACACGCTTCTTCCTCCGTCTGCCAGCACGTGGATGCGTGGAGCCGAAGCAGCCACGGCGAAGCTGTCCGGAATCACGGTAGCCATTCGCACGCTGTGGACGCCGACGGCATGCCCGGTTGATTTACTGCCGTATCTGGCGTGGGCGCTGTCGGTTGATCGGTGGGATAAGAACTGGCCGGCAGAGAAAAAAATAGCGTCAATCCAGCAATCCTACTGGCTTCATCGCCGAAAGGGCACCCGCGCAGCTGTGCGGCGAGTGATTGAAGATATGGGGTTTTCCGCGACGTTTGCGGAGTGGTTCGACGTCGGCGACGAGCCAGGGACTTTCCGGCTTGAGGTTGATGTTAACGAGGTTGGGTTAACGCCAAAGACACTGGATGAATTAAACCGACTGATTGGTGATGCAAAACCCGTGAGTCGGCATCTGGCACAAATGACGATTAGCACGAGCGCCAGAGGAAATGCCTGGATTGGCGTAGCACCATTTGACGGCGCAATAACCACTGTATACCCGCCAGGATATACACCCGATGACAGTATTTATTTTGATGGCGCTGCGCACTATAGCGGCAATTATTATTTTTCAGGTGAGCAGAAATGACAGATATTATCGAAAAATCAGTTTGGGAAGGCTCTATTCATCTGTTGTCGCGTACTGAAAAAGTAGAGGGCGGAATGAGTGGCGCAGCGAATAAGCAGGCACAGCAGCTTGCTAACCGCACGCGTTATCTGATGGATAGTCTGGATGTGATTAAATCGGGTGAGTCGCCGTACTGGTCAGAGGAAGCCGCAGCGACAGCTATTGAACAGGGTGTCATTCCGGAAGGTGCGCTTTTTTCTGTCAGGAGCAAAAGTGAGCGAAGCTGGGTTGATGAATACAGAAATGTGAATGGTGCGCCAGTTGCTACCGGCAAATCTCTGCCGGATGCTTCCGCTATTATTCCGTTTATTGTACCGAACGAATCCGATCCAACGGGAACCGCTACAGGGCTTGCTCTAACGCGCGGCGGGCAATATTTCACCGTACGTCACGATGATGACGAATATCCGATAACGTATTATCTGAATAATAACGGTGTGGCTGAAGTCGTTGATCGGGTGCCGGGAGTATCAACGGTTAATCAGATTCATCGTGATATCAGAAAAGCAAATATTTATTTGTCAGGGAATAACCTTTTCAACAAAGATACAGTAACAGTCGGGTATTATTTATTTGAAGGAACTGGCGAGCCGCGAGTAAACCCGGATTATTGTTATTCAGATTATATTGATGTGAAAGCCGATAGCATTTACAGCTCAGATAAAAAAATTCGCATCGTCACGTTTTATGATGAGAACTACAACTATCTTAGTGACATTATTAATGTGTATTCATTCACTGTACCTGTGAATGCTGCGCACGTTCGCCTGTCTGTTTCTTTGCCCCTGATCGATGATTTTCAGCTGTCATTTGGGGCAGGTGTTCTCCCCTATGAAAGCTATCAGATGGTGCTGCCGCAAAATGTCCAGGCCGCCCGAATGAATGTGATTGAGGCGCTGGACTTTACACCGGGTAAAAACCTGTTCGATCCGGCGGTTGTACTGGACGGGGTACACCTGTCATCTATCGGGACGATTTACACTGATGGCGATTACAGCACGTCAGTATCGGGTTATATCCCCGTAACGCAGGGTGAGCACCTTTGTATCAACCAGCAGTGGAAAGCCGTCGCCTGGTATGATGTAAATGGTGTCTTTATCAGCAGACAATTTGATGCGTCGTATTTAGGGAAACCTATCAATGCGTTTGTGATTCCAGAGAACGCCGCGTTTTTGCGCGTTGAGGTTCCGGCGGCGGTGGTTGCGGCTACCATGGTTGAACGTGGTGAAAAGGCGACTGCGTTTGAGCCGTTTTTGCTCGCATCACCAGAGCAATACGCGGGCCGACAGGTGCAGTATGGGAAGGCAGTGAAGGATGATACTCCTGTTATTTTTGGCGCAGGTACCAACCTGTTTAACAAAAATACAGTCCGGACTGGATATATCAATGAGTATGGGTCTGTATATCCCACACAAGGCTCATCAGGTGCGGATTATGTTTACTCCGACTACATTCCTGTGAAAGTGGGCGTGAAATATAAATCAAACCTCCCAATGCGGTTTGTGGAGTTTTCGGACGCAAATAAAACATTTATCTCCACGGTCTCCCGTGTGACTGATTTCACCCCGTTGCCCGGGATGGAATATGTGCGCGTTACTGTATTTCAGGACAATGCGGCAGGATTGTTTTTGTCTGAGGGCGCATATCTCGCTCCGAAATCGGACTTTATTCATGTGATGGCACCGAAAGATAAAGACGGAACACCGGTGCGTATTCCGGGTGAAATGGTATTTGCGGATGAACTGGATATCAATTTTGTACATCATGGCCTGCTGGTATCCGGGAAAAATATGTACAACAAAAATACTAGGAAATCTGGTTATATTGATGAGAAGGGAGTTATTTACGAGCCTGACTCACGATATTATTACTCTGATTTTATTCCAGTGGTGCCAGGAGAAAAGTACGCGTTTAATTCTGATTCGCGGTTTGTCGCATTCTACGCACAGAACAAAGCATTTATTAATGCAATAGCTGATACCGGGCAGCATATCAGAGTTATCAACGCGCCAGCGGATTGTTATTTTGTCAGGATCACAACATCTGTTGCGATAAGCGACACTTTCCAGATGGAAAAGGGGGAGGTATCAACCGCATATGAGTCATTTGCGTACTCTCTGCTTTCTGAATTGCCGGATGGCACGCCTGTAACTGGCGAGGGTGTTCAACCCGCACCAGAAGATGTTCCTGATGTATATGGTATCGAGAGGCTGCGGGAAACGCATATGCGCCTGAACAAATTATCATATGGCGGTGGTGGTCGGTTTTCATGGGCCCAGATAGGGGACAGCTACACGCGTGGACAGGTACGTTACGCACTGAAGTGCGCGCAGAAACTTTGGCATATCTATAACGGCGTCCCGGCGACGGTCACCGTTCCGCCCGTTGGGTTTGGGTATCGCTCGTTTGGTTACGATCAGTATGGCGACAATACCGATATTGTCGGAACGGAGGTTACCCAAACGGGTTTTGCCTGCCAGTACAACACCGGGAACGGGCTTGATATTTCATCCGTTTCCAGTGCTACAGCCGGGTCAACAATCAGCTGGAATGATGATTTTAGCCTCGGGTTTGCATATACGTTGTATGCAGGTGGCGGGAGCGGTGTTATCAGTTATAACGCGCCGGGAATGTCGGCGCCGGTAGAGATCGACCTGTCCACCTATGCGGTAGGTATGCAGATGATCCCACTGGCAGAAATGCCAGAGACGGGCAGCGGAACGGTAACCATAACGGTGATTTCTGGCACCGTGGTGCTGTACGGTGTCCGTATTCAGAATGAGACAAAATCTGGCGTAATTGTTCACAAACTCGGTGGTAGCGGCTCACACACAAATAATTGGGTTCATGCTGATGCTGAACGCTGGCAGACAGCTTTCGCCACTCTTAATGCAAATCTGGTCACCATTATGCTTGGTACTAACGATCAGGGGGTGAAAATGGCCCCGGAGACGTTTAAAGCAAACCTCCTGACGATGATTAACCGGGTAAGGGCGGCCTCGCCGACGGCGGATGTTTTGCTAATTTGTCCGGCAGAAAATAACAGGCCGGGGGGAAGCGCCATCCCAATGGCGAGTTATGCACGGCAGATGTACGAACTGGCTCGCGAGCAAGATGTGGCGTTTCTGAACCTGCAAAGCTCGTTTGGCGTAAAACCAGCCGATTATGCTTATGGCTCCTCGCGTCCGTGGATGGTAGGTGATGGCTTACATCCTGATCCGGAGACCGGCGGTTACGCTATTGCCGCAGCGATAATTCGTGCTCTCGGTTTGCCAGCGATTTAAATCAGGGGGAAAGATGGAAAAAGTATATCAAGCCGTTCTGACTACTATCGGGCGTGACAAGCTGGCCGAGGCGGCAATTACTGGCGAGCCAGTAGGTTTTTCCAGTATGGCGATTGGTGACGGTGGTGGGGAAACGCCAGTGCCAGATCCTGATGCAACAGAGTTGGTTAATGAGGTATTTCGTGCACCACTGAACCGGCTGGTAATTGCAGACCAGGCGGCGAATATCATCCGTGCTGAGATGATTATGCAGCCGCAAAGCGGCGGGTTCTGGATGCGGGAGGCAGCGCTTTATAACGATGAAGGGGAGTGTCTGGCAGTAGCCAGCTTGCCGCCATCATATAAGTCGCAGCTTGCCGAGGGGTCGGGTCGCCTGCATCCTGTAAATATCTGGATCGCCGTCAGCAGTACCGCCGATATTGAGCTAAAAGCTGATCCGTCAGTTATTCTCGCTACGGTTGATGAAGTAAATAAAGCCAGGGATGAGGCGAAGGACTACGCCGATCAGGTCGTTGGTGATCTGGATACCAGTATTCAGCAGATTATCGCTGACGCTATCACTGCGGCGCGTCGGGATTTCTGGGAAGAAGAAAACCCGCCAGGAACGGTGCGCTTCTTTGCTCGAAATATCGATCCGAACGAGAAATGGCCGTGGTCGCAATGGACTTACACTGGCGAGAATAAAACAATCCGCGTCGGCAAGGCTGACGGTTCGGACGTCGGAAGCGATGGCGGGCAAGATGAAATTACTCTTGCAGGGGAACACTTGCCGCCGCACAAACACAGGGTAAAGGGAAAAACCCAATCTTTTCATTTTGAACGGATTGAAACCGAAGACGAGGGAGAGCATAGCCATGAATTTCCGTTAACCGGGGACGCCAGTAATACGGGCATGGCTGATGGTGGTGATCCGGCAAAACAAGATGGCACTCAGAGAACATCTACACAACCGGCGCACCGGCATGGTGTTAACATCCCTGATCATGGGCATGAAATTGACTTTGAATCAGAGAGCGCAGGGGGCGGAAAGTCATTCAGTATCGTTGAAGCTCACACCCTGCTGATGTGCTGGGCTCGGGTGGCATAGTATCGAGCATCGTCAAAAATAACGTTCTGCAGCACGGTCAGAAATGGCGATGTTTGCCGGTACAGTATAGCCCCTCACTGAGGGGCTTTTTGCTGGATTAAAACAGGCGATTAAGAGAGCTGGTTGTTGCGTTAATGGCTTTGGTAGCACTGCTCTGAAGGTCTGCCAGGGCATCGCTGATGGAGGATGATTGCAGCTTCTCGCGAAAATCTGCATCTGCCCGGCTGAGGCTTAACGTAAATTCAATTTTCTTTGCGCCACCGAACTGATCGAACTCTGTTTTGCCTCGCTCCAGCCGCGTCATGACGTACATCCCGTAAATCCGCCCATCACCTTCAATCAGCGGCCAGGGGCGACCAGAATATCCGATCGTCTCCAGCGCAGACAGCGACAGGTTGCCGCCGGTAATTTCCGGATAGAGTACCCCGGACAGGGTAATATTATCCTCACCTGGCCCGATGTACTGCCAACCGGCAGACTGATTAACCCGGTCGTTTTTAACATGCCGCCATTCCTGCGCGTGCTGGAGCTGCTGATAAGGGGCCGTGCGCAGCGTAAAAACAAACATCCCGAAAACCATCATCATACTGATTACCTCTAATCTCTGTCGCGGAACGAGCCACGTTTACTTCTGGTTGTGCTGGCCATTGCATCGCGAACGGCATTCCTGACCATTCTTTCCAGATCCCGCGCTGAATGCTGGCCGACTTCGTTAAAGACCAGGTTAAACACTGGCGCACTACTTGTCGGGGTGGAAACGGGCGCCGACAGTGGGCCTTGTGTTGCTGACGGAACGGAGAGAATACCGCCTGCCGCCGGAGCTGCAACGCGCGGTACTGCCTGCGGTGAGATCCGCGCCTCCTGATAGGCGCCGCGCAAGGCCAGCGCACGAGGCAGGTTTTTGAAAATAATGTCGCCAGGGCCAATCTTTTTGCGCGCTTCCTTCGTGTTGTCGGCGGTCGCCTTCGTGTTATCAGCAATGCGGCGTAACGTGCCGGTGTTGCCGGACAGCGGAGAGGAGACGGGCGGCGCGCCTGCGGTAACGGGGGAATCTGATTTTTTAGGTG